TTACATTGACGGATTCAAGTAACACTTATTAATTTTCTAACTATGGCTTACTCTGGACTTATCATTGAAACCGCAGTGCATGACTTGACTTTGTCGTCTCACTGCATCCCTGCTTATCCTGAATACAATTCTGCAACCACCTTTGATGCAGCGTTCTACACCGAACGTCAAGCTAGCAATGATGAACTGGCTGGTGGTCCCATTACTGAATACGTTCCTGCCTAATGACTTATACCGTACCTCCTGGTCGCTACAGCGATGTTAACTCTGCATTTGTTCAAGCCTATATTGATGGCAAGATTTCTGATGTAGTAGATCTCGCTCCTGAGACCCTCGATACTTTGAATGAATTGGCAGCAGCCATTAACGATGATCCAAATTATTTTGCTACTGTTGCTTCCCAAGTCAGTGAACTAAACACTGATGTAACTGCTGTTGTCACCGCTCTTGGCGTTGCTGAGAACGATGCTGACATGGGTACATTTAGTGCAGGTGTATTACCTGACGCTTCTGACCTGAAGGCTGTTCTTGAAGCATTTGCTGCTGCGTGGCAAACTGCAAAGGATAACATTGAAACTGAAGCTGCTAACCTCAGTGGTCGTCTTGATACCCTTGAGTCAGACCCGACTACTGCTGCTGATGTAGCTTCTGGTGATGCTGCAACGCTAGCATCTGCCAATACTTACACCGATACCAAGATCGCTGATGTCATCGACCTTAGCCCTGCCACTCTTGACACGCTGAATGAGCTTGCTCAAGCTATTGGTGACGACGCCGATTTTATCGGAACCGTAAATGCTTCTATTGCTGCTGTACAATCTGATGTCGATCAAAATGAAACGGATTCTGATGCTGCTGACGCTGCTCTTAGTGGGCGGCTTGACACTTTGGAAGCTGACCCCACAACTCAAACTCTTCTTGATGCAGAGGCTACTGCAAGAGGCAATGCCGACTCTGCCCTCAGTGGACGACTCGATACCCTTGAAGCAGATCCCACAACTGCAGCCGCAGTCGCTGCCGTCCAAGCCGACGTTGATCAAAACGAATCCGACAGTGACGCTGCCGACGCTGCCCTGAGTGGTCGTCTGGATGTTCTGGAGGCTGATCCTACTACCCAAACCCTTCTGACTGCTGAAACCAATGCACGTTCTACTGCGGATAGTCTTCTCTCAGGTCGTCTCGATGTGCTTGAAACTGATCCTACGACGGCTGCGGCAGTTGCCGCCGTCCAAGCGGATGTGGATCAGAATGAAAGTGATTCGGACGCTGCAGAAGCTGCGCTTTCGGGAAGGCTTGACACGCTAGAGGCTGATCCTACTACCCAAACTGCAGTTGATGCTAAGCTAAACATCGCTAACCCTGCAGCTACTGGCGATCTGACTGTTGATACTCAAACACGTCTTGAGTTTGACGGTAACATCACCAAATTACACAACGATCTGCGTAGCACCCGTCTTGACATCGGCAATAACATCACGGTGTATCCTGCTGCTGCAGGTGGTCGTTTTGAAATTGAAGGTGGTCTTTATATCCGTCTGAGTGATCTCGTCAACGCTAACAACGATACTGATGCTGCTAATTCTGGTGTCATTGTTGGTGGTGTCTATTACGACGGAAATGGTCATTTGAAGATCCGTGTTTCCTGAACCAATATTGATACCTGAGATGGGGTTACCGGAGCCATACGTGGTTCCAACCCCAGTCTTGGAGGTGCCTACACCTATGGTTCCATCCTATACGCCTCTGTATGCGCCTCCAAGCGACCTTAGACCTCCTCCAGGTGTCAAACCACCTAAGACTAATAACAACCCTGTTAGAGAGGCTCCTAAGCCTCCCTCAGCGCCTATTACCCTTCCACCAATACCACAGCCTCCAAAAGAGGTGCAAATGATTACAATACCTACAACAGATATTGAAGTCCCTGTACCTCAACCTGAGATCTTGGTAACTGCTGCAACAACAGCCACTGTTTCTGTTGCTGCCACCCTAACCGCCACTGCAATATTTAAACATTTGGTTACGTTGATGAAGCCTATCATCAAAAAAGTATTAACCAAAAATGCAAAAAACAAAGACGTTCGTTCATGAATTCTTTAGTGAAATTGTTAAAGCTCTAGTGCTTGTATGGAGTGCAGGTGTTTTAACTGCTTCATATATGGGTATGCTTCAGAAAATGGATCCAACTTTTGTGGCTTCACTTCTTAGTGGTACCTTAGCTTCTTACGGTATTAGCCGTATGGATAAAAAAGAACCTCCTAAACAACCATGAAGTATTTACTAGCTCTACTGCTGTTTCCAATGGCAGCACACGCTCAGACTACACCCAATTTCACTCAAGGTAGTATGCAGGCTACCACCACTACAACTATCGATATTAGCCGTACCATTGCAACTGAAGTATATGGTGGCGATTATAAATCATGGTCTGGAACAAACATTACACCAAGTGGAGACTTAGAAAATTCCTCCACAACTTTCTCAGTAACAACTGCTGGAGATCCATTTCAACTGGAAATCGTAACTCGTTCAGCAGGTGTGGTAGAAACAATCGACGTGACCGAAACTATTTCTCAAGAATCTACTACTACATCCCTCTCTGTATTCTCGCAGTAAACCCTGTTTACGCAGAAGAACCCAGGGTATCCAATACTTCGTCACCTGTGGCTGCTGCTACGGGTAACGTGACTAATCAAGCAATTCAATTCCAAAATACTGGTGCTCCATCTAGACAGCATTTTACTGCTAATAATTCTTGTAATGGTGCAACGATGACTGTTAGCCCGTTTTATACAGGTGGTGATGTTCATCAAGACACATATAGTCGCACTAGTAATTTTGGAGTTAGTTTAAACTTTTCTGTCCCATTAGATGGTGGGATGGTTGAGCAATGTAAATCTATTGCACGGCGATATGAACAAAAGATGAGACTAGACTACGAATTAGTCAGGGCTCTGAAATGTGCTGAATTAGGTAAAGCAGGTTTTATGTTTAGACCTACAAGCCCATTTTATAAACTTTGTTCCGATATTGTACCAATTGTAGCATATGAAAAAGAAAGCAACAGAGGATCAATTCAACGAACTTCACAACCTGGTAACCAAAGAATTTTTGACACGTATCAAGAGTGGTGAAGCATCGACTCAAGACCTGAAGGCAGCCTGTGACTGGCTCAAAACAAACGACATCTCTGGTGTCGCATATGACGGTAATCCCCTGGATAAACTTGCCAACATCATTCCCACCGTAGACCCCGAGATGGTACAACAGAGGTTATATGGCAAGAAGTACGTCTGACTACTACAAGTCGAACCCTAAAGCCCGTAAGAAACGCGTGGCTCAACAGGCTCGATACAACAAAACTAAAAAAGGTAAAAAACTCATTTCTGGAGCAAATAAACTCCGTAGCAAATTGAAATGCGGTAAAGGCGAAGACGCCTCTCATACTGGACCTAAAACAGGTAAGTGTGAATCTCTCAAGATTAACCGTACACGCCCACGCAAGGGTAAGAAATACGCTAAGAAATGACCCCATTACTTCCAACACCTGATCACTACCTACAAAACTTGATAACCATGACCTCTTCAGAAGCCAAGCGCCTGTGGAGGCGCAGTATCAAGGAACATTTTGACTGTACATGTGTTTATTGCGGAAAGACTTATGAATTATCTAAGCTTACTATTGATCATGTCCATCCTCGCTCTATGGGTGGCGGAGACCTACACAACCTCGTTGCAGCCTGTCAGAGTTGTAATCAGAAAAAAGGAAGTAACAACTGGCTCTCATACATGAGAACAACATTTGGAGTCAACAGACTTCGTGAAAAATTAATTATGGAGTACATTTCGTGATAGACGCTGAGGGCATTGCCCTAATTGACGATATTCGTAAAGCGCTAATAGACTATGGTAAACAAACCTCTAGTAGCTCTGTAAAAAAGAAAACTCGTAAAGTAACCAGTCAAATTATTTGGTCACCTGAAGAATACATTGACGACCTTGATAATATCATGGCAACGTCCAAGGATATGTCTGAGGTGGTTGAACGTGCTAGATCTCTGGTGCGATCTGCTGAGGAATCTGCCCTCAAATCTATGACGGTATTACCTGACGACACAGGACACCACATGGTTCAATCACGAACTGGTGGTGATGCGTTGACTGAAATAGACTACCGTAGGACTGGTCCTATCATTAGTCAGCTGAGTGAAAAACATCAGATGACATTTGGTAATACTACGGGTGTTGGTGGTAACTTGCCACCTGAGATGAGCCTGTCTAACTATGCACACAAAGCTGATGATCGTGCTACTGGTTTAGAGCGTGAATCTGGTATTGGTAAGAACCCAAACAAACAGACTACTGCTCATGCTAAGGGTACGGCTGGTTTTGCTAATATGAAAGGTGTAGACCTGACTAGCGACGCAGCAATCTTTCAAGACTTGGATGCTAAGGTAACTGAACAGGTTAACCAAGCTAGAGTCGCTGCTAAAACAGATGCACCTCGACAACAGTTCCTACGGGAACAATCAGGGGTCAAAGGTTTGTACAAAGGTCCAGCTCCTAAGGATTTGGTCCTAGACCCTACAATGGTTAGACAGTCTTACCTCAAATTAACAGATGGTGCTGCACGATTCTATCCTGGTGTTGGTGTCGGTGCTGCCCTGTTTGCCATGGGTCAACGTGCTCAAGCGGGTGACATTGAGGGTGCTGCTGGTGAAGCTGTGTCTGCTGTTGTTGGTGAAATCCCAATTGCGGGTGATATTGCTGTATTGGAGTCCGAAGGACGGGCTGCTGGTGCGGGATCTGCTGTACCTACGGGTATGACTGGAGACCAATACACAGAGGTCCAAAAACAACGTGGACAACAAAAGAATTTCCAACAATTAGCAGCTAACGAATTAGAATGGGCTAAAAACAATCCTGTTGAAGCCTCGGTTAACGTGGTTAACGGTGCTGCTAAATATGTTAGTAATCAATTCCAAAACTCTATTTTTGGTCTACCCTTTAAATTTCTACCTAAATGAACACATTAGACCTACTAAAGGGAGATTTTAAACTGTTTCTGCAAGCTTTGTGGAATCAGTTGGATCTCCCATCCCCAACTCGTGCTCAATATGCTATCGCAGACTATCTTCAACATGGACCTAAGCGTCTTCAGATTCAGGCTTTCCGTGGTGTTGGAAAATCGTGGATCACTGGAGCGTTCGTGCTCTGGACTCTGTTTAACGATTCAGAGCGAAAAATTATGATCATTTCTGCAAGTAAAGAACGGGCAGACAACATGTCTATCTTCTTGCAGAAATTAATTATTGAAACCCCCTGGTTAGCCCATTTACGCCCTAAAGCTGAAGACTCACGCTGGTCTAGGGTGTCATTTGACGTTAATTGTAGCCCTCACCAGGCACCATCCGTTAAATCAGTCGGTATTACTGGTCAGTTGACTGGATCTCGTGCTGATTTGATGATTCTAGACGATATTGAGGTACCAGGTAACAGTATGACCGAATTAATGCGGGAAAAACTGTTGCAACTCTGTACTGAGGCGGAATCTATCCTTACTCCTAAGCCTGATTCCCGCATTATGTATCTCGGTACCCCACAGACTACCTTTACCATCTATCGTAAGCTTGCTGAGAGGTCCTACAAGCCCTTTGTTTGGACTGCTAGGTACCCTAGGGACCAAAGCAAGTATGAAGGGCTCCTAGCGCCTCAGCTGGTGGAAGATCTAGACAATGGTGCAGAGGAATGGAATGTAACTGACCCTGACCGATTTGATAACGATGACCTTATTGAACGTGAAGCCTCTATGGGGCGTAGCAACTTTATGTTGCAGTTTATGCTCGACACCAGCCTTAGCGATGCCGAGAAATTCCCCCTCAAATGTGCAGACCTTGTGGTTACATCGGTCAATCCCACCACAGCACCTGAATCGGTCGTGTGGTGTTCAGACCCAGCTAATGTCATTAAAGAGCTCCCCACTGTCGGACTCCCTGGAGATTATTTCTACTCTCCTATGCAGCTCCAGGGAGACTGGGGTCCCTACACCGAGACAATCTGCTCGATTGACCCGTCGGGTCGTGGCACGGATGAGACGGCAGCAGCTTATATCTCCCAGCGAAACGGTTTCTTGTACCTGCACGAAATGCGTGCTTACAGAGACGGTTACTCAGACAACACGCTCCTGGACATTCTAAGAGGGTGTAAAAAATATGGGGTTACTAAACTGCTGATTGAAACCAACTTTGGTGATGGTATCGTAGCTGAGCTGTTCCGTAAACATCTACAGCAGACCAAACAAGCCATAGACATTGAGGAGGTCCGTGCTAATGTTCGCAAAGAGGATAGGATTATTGATAGTCTTGAGCCTGTTCTTAACCAGCACCGGCTTATTGTCGATCGGTCGGTTATCGAATGGGATTTCAAGTCCAACCCTGACGCTGCCCCTGAAGAACGACTCCTTTACATGCTATTCTACCAAATGAGTCGTATGTGCCGTGAAAAAGGTGCAGTTAAACATGACGACAGACTGGACTGTCTAGCTCAAGGTGTAAAATATTACACAGATGCCCTTGCAATCAGCGCCTACGAGGCAATGAAAACAGTACGACAACAAGACTGGCAAGACATGAATGAAGCCTGGCTAGATGATCCCCAACAAGCCGCTAATCATATGGCTTTTGGTATGTCTTTAGAACAACGAAAACGGGCTAGAATGCTAAATGGTAAAAAGTCAGTCCCCACCTGGGTTTAGGACGGATCACCTATCTATACAGGAGGAGGGAAGGGTGGACCCAAATCCTGG